CTCATAACCCACAGACCTGTCTGCATTCTTGTAGATTTTCCGTTCATGACATTGCCCCCAGAGCTACCGGATATTTCACCGTCCGTACTGTCTCATACGATTCATAGATTGGGAGAGAACTTACTTCTCTGCGAAGATAACGCGTCAGCGCGTGTTTAAGTAGTGAGGTCAGGTCGACTATTCTAAGTCCAAGCCACTTGACGTTTCCAAGCACATCCGATCTGCATTTAGTCGGAATAGTGCCACGTCAACTATGGTCATTGGTTCTCTTCTGAGAATAGGATCAACATAGCCCGCTGGCGCTCTCGGATCGAGGCACGTCAGCTTGTCCACATATGACTCTAGGTCCTCCATCAGGACTTCTAGCATCTCACCTGCCCGGGGCTTTCTATAAGCCTTGGCCGTGCAAGTGAGGAAGGGTTCGGCCAGCGGCGGCTCATCGAACTCGGGGTCACGAGCCAACTTCTCTTCGAAGCTGGCCACCTTTCTCTTTCGGGAGCAGAGATGCTTCCAGGCGACGTCATTATCAACGATCGTGTCCGAGATTCCGAAACCACCAAGGTGTTTAGGATTCATCGGTTCAAAGACGAAGGGAGTCCATCCGTCTCTATACAGCTCATTAGCTGCCTTCCTCAAGTTTCTGAGCATGACCTCTTCCGCTCGGATCCTCATGCCCGAAGGCAAGCGTCCAAACGAGTCAAATCTCTTACGCCACTCAAATGACATGGCCTCAAGGGGGGTATCGTCCACAGGTTGTGTCGACTTCCCCATTTGTGATATAAAACCGTGATTCACATACGGTATCGGTTCTGAGAGAACTACTCTGTCCTTTGCCCACTGCACTTTCATAGTCTGACTATTTACTTGAGCAAGTGTTTCATGCAAGTAAGACTTGCCAGGACTCAACCTCCAACCCACAGCGTCCAACAGTTCTAACCATGTTTGGTAGACCATTAGATTCAATCGCGCAACTATATCGTCGCCGTTGATCGCCATGGGGAAGAAGTCAAGAGGCTTATCCCACCACTTGTCGTACGTGATCTGGTACGCAAGCCGTTTCAGTGCGGCGTTCGCAACGCACAACACTGGGAATGACAGAGGGGATCCCATTAATTGTCCTCTCATCTGCTCGCATTGGTTGTCTTTGTCCCAATGGAGCGCCTGTGCTCCTAGTGCAGCTTTTACTAGTTCAAACAACCTCCCGTCGAACGCAACACGACGCACTATGTCGGTCACTTCCATCGAAAGATCGTTAGTAGACTGCTGGTAGTCGCCGCTGTTAAAACACTTCCATGTGCTCTTTTCAGCGGGTCCAGCGTTCAGTCTTGTTCCTAGCCACGCGGAATTGTTCTCTTTCCGTGTGAGGCCAAACACCTCGAACTTACGCATGCCATTCCTCATATGATCAAGTATGGGTTGCATGTTTCCGTATAGCTGTGGTGTTCCTGCACTAATTGTCCTAAGCTTCAGGGGCTCGTAGATCATGTAGATCTGACAGTCTGCGAGCCGTCCGTTCCCGAACGTTCCTTCACCCTCTAGTGCTGAGTACGACTTCTCATGGTCGAAACGTCGTGCAGAGACGGTCACCTTCTCGTCGCCATTCCATGAGGCGTCAAGATCACATCTTTCTTCAAGTAGTGATGGGTCATTACGAACAATTGACCCAAGGATCCCTCCGGTCCAGATAGCGGCTTTGTAGCCCGCTCTTTGACTGGGGACGAAAGGGCTCTTCGGCACTTCTTCCACATTTAGACCAAATACCTCTTCGGTAGTTTTGATCAAGGCACCGATTATTTGGTCTCGGTACCGTCCGGTTATCCCTCGCGGGACGGACATATGTTTCAGATAGTCCAAAGCAGCCTCCTTCTGATCCGTTTTCTCCATGGATGGTGCTCCACGCTTGACTCCTAAGAGCCAACTCTCGCCCAGGATCTCCGCGTTACTGTAAGGACAGTCGCGGCGAACCTTACGATCCCTGAGCTTCCGAAGAAGCCAGGTCCGGTACCTTACAGACCCAAGGTAACCGGCGATGTCCAACATTCCCAATGTGGGGGCATCGACGTCTCGCGAGTAGCCAGATAGCCAGACTGTATGTAGTTTCATTTGTTTGATCGAAACTCCCATCCAGTCCATCACTGTCCAGCGTAGAACCATTTTTACCATCTCATCCAGGCTAAACCCTGGGTAACCCTCTATGTAGGCCTGGTCGACGATCGTCTGAACGAATCGACTACCACGAGTTACCCTTCTGTCCACCAGCGCCTTCCAAAGGCGCTCAGTGTGTGGCACAACAAGATCTCTTCTTGAACTTTTAAGCAAGTGAATGTGAGGAGCCATATGGCAAACTCCATGAATCAGCTCATGCTCGATGACTCGACCGCCTTCTAAGGCGTTGACGAGTGTACGAGGTGAACTAAACACTTCAGCGAAGAAAATCTTGGGAACATGCGATCCGAATCTAGAAAGTCTAATTCGATCGTAGGGCGTTACCATGCCCCTAACAACTGCTACTGCCTGCTTTAGGCTTGCTGTTGGGTTCATTCTGTCTTTCAG